TTGGCAAGACCAACCTGTGAACAAATTGTTAACATTTCCCCAATCTGTTCATATTTTGTTCATAATTGCAAAACTGGCATGATTCTTGCTAGGTAACTATAACATTAAATTGTCTGACAATATAGCATAAAGTCTGTCACTTATTCTGTTGACATCTTAGTTCATATGGACTATGATAGATTTATCAAATAAATACAGCAACAGCCATAAGGAAGGAGGGGTGAAATGATGTTTGAATTACAGTCTTGTAAAATCATTGAAAGAGAAACAGAAAAAATTGATAGAAATTTTTATGTGAATTCTGCTACTTATCAATCAACTTTTGTTGATAAAAACAATGAGGAATATGTTTATACAGGTGAACTTATTTTATGTAATAAAGTTGTGTCATTATCTGATTTAACTGATCTGTCTTATGTATATTCAATGTTAAAAAAGCACAATTTTTTGTTTATGATGTTATGCAGTCGCTTACTTCACCATGTGAGTATAATTTATTAGTATCAAGGGAGTACAAATAATGAAATCAAAATACACAAAAATTAAATACACAAACACTGGGGTAAAAGCCCCGGTAGTAACTCTCATGAAATCCAACCTAGGTCTTGACAGGTCAGACATGATAGAATTAAGCTATCCAGAAATGAGAGTCACTATAAGGAGAGTTGCACGAAAAACTATGTACAATCGTGCAAAATCTTTAATAGCTGTTGGAGCAGATCATTTTATTGCCTCATTTTATGTTCATGATACTATCAATGATGCAAGAGTGGTCTGTGAAAACCTTTACTTAATCATTAAAAAACCGGAATTAGATTTTCGCATAACAACTAGAGAATACGATAGCATTTATGAGTATATGAAGGGAGTGCTATATAATGCCAAAGAATCCTAAAATTCCAACTACATCAAAGGGTTTAAATGTCAACCCCAACATGCTTACTACGCTTGAAGCTTTACAGCTCCGAAGACAACTTGCAAAACGTCTGAATCAGCGTATGCGTAGGTTAAAAGCAAAGGGTTTTGATTCAGAAGTTGGCGGAGCTTATGCAGACTATCAGGACTTGCTCGCAAGATTTTTTCCTGGGCGATCCACTATCCCGGAAAACTTGGAAAATGAAAAATACAAGGGATTGCCTAGAACCCAGGTAAAAGCCATACAAAAAATACTGAAAGAAAAAAGCAGCACTGTGCAGGGCTGGTGTGAGATCATAGAACAACGCCAAAAGACCCTCAGTGATGAATATGGAATTACATTTAAGTCAAAAACAGAAATGAGCCTTTTTTTTAAATCTGAGATATGGAAGTGGATGCAACGATTCTATGACAGCAAACAGGCAATGCGAATCATCAGCCATAAACTTGATAGTTCTACCGTAAAAAAGATAATAGAGGACTTAGAGCAATTCCGTGAGCGTACAGACGAAGAAATGGCTGATGTCATAGCTAAACGGCTTGGGTTCTCTGGCGAAGCAGAAGCTTTGAAGTATAGGCCATAGCAGGGGGTAAAGTAATGGTAGTCGCAGGATATCCGGTTATTTATTTCAAAAACTATGATTATATGCGACTGTTCAATGGTGATTTTATCCGGAGATCCAACGCAGGTCATTATCTAGGTGTCTATGAAAAAATAATAACTGTTGATACGGAAACTTTTGTCTATCTTAACAAAAACATTGGCTTTGTCACGGATTGGACAATCACGATAGAGGATGACTGCTGTATTTATGGCAATCATGTTTCTGATCTGATTGATACGATCGACAGGATTTGCACAACTTTACATGCTGACGATAGCCACCTTGTACGCTTTTATGTGCATAACTTTCCATATGACTATGTTTTTCTTCGAAATCATTTTTTCCAAAAATGGGGAACACCAGACAAGTCCCTTGCTAGTAAAACTCACAAATACATTTTTATGAAATGGACAGGCCAGGGCATTGAGTTCCGGGACAGCCTTATCTTGACACAGCGATCATTAGAGAAACTATGCAAAGACATGGGAACGACTGAAAAAGCTGTCGGAACATGGGACTATAAGAAGTTTCGAACGCCAGCAAGTCCACGTACAGCAAAAGAAATAGCCTATGTCTGTACAGATACAATAAGTCTATGCAAGGCACTCCGCAAATACATAGAGCAACGAGGATTTAACGTGTCGAACTGTCCACTGACCAATACAGGCTTTATCCGGACGAACGCCCGCAGGAGAGCAAGAAAAGATAAGAAATGGCGTAAGCAATTTGAACAAATGGCTCTGACGTTGGAGCAGTATGATCAGATGCTTGATTGCTATCATGGTGGCTATACCCATGCCAATAGATATTATGTCAACCAACTGATAAAAGAGCCTGTTGAGTGCTATGATTTTGCAAGCTCATACATTGCTTGGATGTGTTATTGTAAGTTTCCAATGACTAGGTTTTGTTATACTAACATTATAACATTAAAAGACATAATGGAACTCAAAGAAGACTATGCTTTTTCTGGCTATATAAGATTAAAAAATCTGAGACTAAAAAAAGACTGCCCTATGCCCCCGCTGGCTTTTTCAAAAGCAAAAGTTTGTGTTTTTCCGGAAGCCAAAAGCAAAAAGGAACAGTTCCATGATAACTTGGATAATGGAAAGATCGTTAATGCTGATCTTGTCATCTATCCATTTACGGATCCAGATTTAGAGGTCATTCTGTCAAGTTATGACTACGAGTGGGCTGACGTGTCAAAAGTCATGAGGGCTACAAAAGACTACTTGCCGCAGTGGTTTACTGATTACTTGATGGAATTATTTTTTAAAAAATGTACACTTAAGGGGTTGGATGAAGCAAACTACATGATCTCAAAGGGGGAGCTTAATGGCATGTATGGCATGACGGTGCAGAGAATCATCCAGATCTTATGTACAGAGCTTATGGAATCCGGAAAGTGGGAAGCAAAAGAACCGGAGGACAGGGAAAAGGAACTTGAAAAGTTTTATAAGAATAAGAATAGCTTTATGCCCTATCAGTGGGGTGTATGGATCACAGCGTATGCACAAGCTTATCTGTTCCGGTTGGGTTCCTGCTGCCGGAAGTGGTTATACTCAGACACAGATTCTGTAAAGGGTACAGACTGGGATCATGAAAAATTGGATGAGTTTAATCAATCAATCATTGAAATGTCGCAAAAGAGAAACATTGGAGTGGTAGAATATAAAGAAAAAACTTTCCGGTTAGGAATTGCTGAGTTTGATGGAATATACAGTGAATTTATAACAATGGGTAGCAAGCGGTATTGCTACCGACTGAAAAAAGATGCATCCTTGCATCTGACGGTTGCAGGAGTACCAAAAGAGGGCATATATTGCTTGGATGATGATATCACAAACTTTCGAAAAGGATTTGTTTTCAAAAATGATTTGACATTCCGCAGGAACTACCGCAGATCGAACGATTGGCAGGATCCCAAATGGAAAATGAAGACGGAGTATATTTTCCATGATGGAATCAATGAAGTGACTGTTGACGGGTGCAAGATTGAGTATGGATGTGCAATCCGATTGAGTGATACAGAATATGAGCTGGATCATACGATTCCATATGACAAGGAAACAGGACTGCCGTTGCCGTTTGAAATGGAAGATACCGTATATAGTTAGAATAAATGTTATAAAACTGTAATAGTTTTGTAACATAAATAAGTTACAATATATAGACAGGAGGTGTAAAAAACTTTGAAAAAATTCTGGAAAGAAAATAAGGAAGATTTAAGAACCCTTTTCTGGACATGCGTCACTTTTGCTTGCATGTTTGCAAGCTGTCAAGTATGGATGCTGTTAGGTGATTAAGGAGGTGAGAAAAGTGATTGATATGTCGGAAATCTATGAAACATTGCGAACAAGCAGCCTGAGAAAAGTGACCTACGAGGATGATGAAATTAGTATCGTAGCTTATAAGGTTGGAAAAATCATTAGAATTGATGTAAAGGAGATTAAATAAAATGTTAAAATCAAATGTAAAAATTACTTGCAAACCTTATTCTGGTAACTCAAAAACAAAAGCTTTTGTTGATCTGGAACTGGACGGAACACTTGTAATTAAAGGCCTTACGTTGGTTGAGGGAAAAAAAGGTCTTTTCCTGTCATTCCCCGGCACAAAAGGAAAAGATGGAAACTACTATAGTTCAGTCTATTCACTCGATAAAGAATGGACACAGCTTTTGCAGGATGCTTGCATCAAAAAATACAATGAGTGCAATCAGACTTCACAGTCTGCATCCTCCGGAGGTGGATTTCAATAATGAACATCTACGATAGAAATGGTTGGCTGGACGTTCCAAAGATCGTCCAGCTTGCTGATAAAAATAAAATTAACTTCATATTCATCATTGGAGCCAGAAGAACCGGAAAAACGTATGGCATTTTCCAGCACTTCGTCAATGACGTTTTTTCTAAAAATGAGAAGATCATTTACATGAGACGTACAAAGGAACAGCTGACAAAAGTTTTTCTTCCGGAGTTTGATCCGTGGTTGGATATCAACAAAGATATGAACAGATTTTTTCATTTTGAAAAACCCAGAGGGGAATACGGACGTATTAAAATAATGGAGCAAACAGAGGACGAAGAAGTTTATAGAGGTGAGGCGTTTTGTCTTACCTCAATGCATAACAACCGTGGTTTCTCTGGATCTGATTTCTCTGAGGGGATTTATGATGAGTTTATTCCGGAGAAGATCGCTAAGTCAATCAGTGGGGAAGATGATGCTTTTTTGAATGCTGTTGAAACAATCTCAGCAAACAGGGAATTGCAAGGAAAAAAACCATTTCGCTGGTGGCTTGCTTCCAATTCTAACACTCTGGATAATGCAATTGTGCAAGCTTTTGGATTGCTGTCAATCTTGGAACGAATGAAAAAGAACAAGCAGGAGTTTTCCATGCTAAAAGAGAGAGGAATCATCTTGGTTTTGATTAATGATTCCCCGATTTCAGAAAAGAAGAAAGATACTGCGTTGTATCGTGCTTTATCGGGTGACACAGACTTTGCAAAGATGGCTTTATCGAATGAATTTGCATATGATGACGTCTCGGCTGTCAGATCAGAGGACATCAGGCAATACAAGCTAATTTGTGTGATTGGAAAAGTGGCCATTTACGAACATAAATCAAAAGCACACTTGTATGTTTCTGATCATATTTCTGGCACTTGTAAAGATGTTTTTGAAGACAGCCAGCATGGAAAAGATCAGTTTAGATGTTTTTATAGCTGGATTGACAGCTATCGTCTGACAAATAGAATCAGCTACCAGAATATTTCTGTAAAATTTTATATTGACAAACTATTTTGAAACAGCTATATTAGAGCTAGGTCAGAGTGGCTACATCGACCGCCGGAAGCGGATGCCATGGGATGATAACCCGGAAGCTCTGACCTATTTTAATTTTTCACTTCCGGCAGAAAAGGAGATAGAAAAATGAAAGTAAATGAAATTTTAGAACTTGGTAAACTTGGGTTTTCAAAAAATGAGATCATTGGGATTCTGAACGCTCAGAACATGACTGGGCTTAATCAGATCACAAGCCCACAGGGTACAGAACAGATTCAGAATCTGGGGCAGCAGGTTGCAAATACTCCACTGAATCTGACAGCACAGACAGGACAGGATACAACCAATGCAGCATTGCTGACAGCAATTAATACGTTGACTGCTACATTACAGGCTGGGAACCTGTCAGCATCTGGAAAAAGTGTAAATGGCCAACGTACCTCTGAGAATGTGGCAGAAGATCTCATGAAACTCATGAATTAAGAGGAGGTAATAGAAAATGGCAAATAGTTTAGTTGTACAGGATGCCTACACTGTCATTAATGAATTGTACAAAATGGCTACCGGTCGCGAAAATCTTAAAGCAGTAGACACAAGCTCTTTTGTTGCAGTTGGTGAAACCATGCTGCGGACAGGTGTAGAACCAACACTGAAATCACTTAGTCAGTGGTGTGGGAAGACGTATTTTGAAATGGAAAAATACAGATCCGGAGTGTTCCGGTCAATCATTGAGGATAACGAACGTTGGGGTGCTATCACACGTGAGATCATTTCACTTCCATTGGATGCAGAAGCATCCCAGGATTGGAATACAGACTTGAGTGAAAACCAGCTTGCTGATGGACAGTCGGTTGATATGTACAAGATCAATGCTCCAAAAGTGGTGGAGTTGAAATTCTATGGCAGTAAAGTTCTGCAGTCACATATAACACGATTCCGGGATCAGCTGGCACTTGCTTTCTCAAACGAAGAAGAATTTCTGATGTTTGTAAGTAGCTATATGACAGCTTATTACAATGATATCGAATCCAGAAATGAAGCAAAACGCAGACTGACGGTGCTTAACTTCATGGCTGGTATCTCATCCCTTGGAACAAATGAGGTGGATCTGGTAGAAGCTTACAATACAGAGTATGGAACAAAACTCACACGTAAGCTGCTTTTAAGTCCTGAACATCATAAAGATTTCATGGCTTTTGTAGTTTCAAGAGTTAAGAAAGATTCAAAGAAGATGCAGGACAGAACCACAAAGTATCATATGAATCTGACTGGAAAGGACATCTTGCGATTCACAAGACCAGAGAATCAAAAGTTGCTTATGTACACTGATTTTTGGGTTGACAGCGAAACACAGGTACTCCCGGAAGTATTTAATGATAAGTATTTGAAAATTGCCGACATGGAGCTTGTAAATGGCTGGCAGGAGTTCGACAGCCCGGCTATAAATATCACACCTAACATTATTGATGCTGACGGAGTTTCAAAGACAGCCGCTACAGCTGTAAGCCTACCATATGTACTTGGTTTGCTTTACGATCGTAGAGCGATGGGTGTTAATAATCAGTGGATGTACTCAGCATCTACACCATTCAATGCGGCAGGTGGCTACTACAATATATATGATCATTACCGTTTTAATGCATGGAATAACTTTACGCACAATGCGGTTCTTTACGTGCTGGGGGAGGGGGCATAATGTTAGCATCAAACATAAAAGTACCTGCTGGTGGTTCAATAGTAGTTTCATTTCCTTTTGAATCTGTTTCGGTGAGAAGACTTTTAATGAATGTGGCAGCTACTGGTATAGTTTTGCAGTATGACAATATTCCATTAATAAATACAAGTGTATACACTGCATTGTACGAATTAAAATTTGAATCGTATTATGGTTTTCCTGATGCATCACACTTTAAACTCGTAAATAACACAAAAGATAATACGTATGTGAAAGTATTAATTGATACAGTACCCAGCATGCAAATTAATGAGAATTATTTTACGGAGGTTACAATATGATGGACACATTTTTAACTATTTTAGGAAACTATGCATTTCCAATCGTTTGTTGCTGTGCTATGGCATACTTTGTGAAATACATGTATGACCAGACCAATCAGAGAGTTGACAAACTCAATGAGGAACACAAAAATGAAGTTGATACGCTTTCTGAAGTTATAAGAAACAACACACTTGCGCTTGAAAAAATGAACTCGTTAATTGAACACTTAGGAAAGTAGGTGTAAACATGACAGCGAACGAACTTGTCGAAAATGCAAAGGAATTAGTTGGAGTTAGATATGTGTGGGGTGGTTCAACCCCCACACAGGGACTTGATTGTTCTGGATTGCTTTACCAGATCCAGAAGATGGCAGGGTCAAATGTTGGAAGACTGACGGCGTCCGGCTATTCAAAGCTTGGAACAAGGATTCCAATTGGAGAGCAAAAAGTAGGTGATTTTCTTTTTTTCGGTACTCCGGTAAATCATTGTGCTATTTTCGTAGGGTACGGAAATATGATTGAAAGTAGAGGTAGCAGAAAAAACGGTGTCGATAATCCCGGGGTTGGTGTAGTCAAAAGCCTTGTAAGTCGTAGGTCTGATTTATCTTGCATCCGCAGAGTATGGGATGAAAAAAGCCCATCTTATAAAATAGGTAGAACCTATACTACTATGGTGGATCACTTACATGTACGATACAGTGTGTGGGGTCAGATCAAAGAGTATGCACAGCTGACAAGGGATGGTATGAAACACGCTTATTCGGATGGATGCTTGAAAAAAGGAACCACAGTCACGGTAAAAGATATCAAGAAGGATGAAACCGGAGCGGTGTGGGTCAAGATTCCATCTGGCTGGATATGTGCGATCACGGCAAAAGGTGAGGTTTACTTAAAATGACAGAGATTATTTTATTCCATTTTTCCAAACGAAAAAATAGCACCAAAAGACCAACAGGACAGGGGACAACCGTCCCCTGTCTTTTAAAATCAAATACCACTTTTCAGAATCCAGTATTCAAATTAAAATTGCCACTGGATAGTGCTTTGCAATTCAACTACTTACAATGGGCTGACCATTACTATTTTATCAGCTCAACAGTGTCTTTAAATAATGACATGGTTGAGATCTCAGCGAGTGAGGATGTGCTGGCAACATACCGGACAGAGATTGGCAACTATACATGCTTTATTGAACGATCAAGTAAACAGACTACGCTTGCAAACGACAGCATGTATATTCCGACAAATGACTGGGTGCTATCCACAAGAAATGTGGCTCATAAAGAGAAAATAATGACAAGAACTTATTCACAGCAATATATTATAAGAGTAGTTTCAAAGAGTGGAGTTGCCTCCTATTATATAAACGGAACTCAATTAAATGACTTGCTCGACTATATGTATACAGAATCAAACTTTGCTGATGTGATAACGGACGCCATTACAAAATTAATGTTTGACCCCTTTAAATATATTGTTGATTTAAAATGGGTTCCTTTTGTTGAAAGTGCTTTTAAAAATAGTAATGATGAAGCAATACAGCTAGGTTTTTGGAACAGTGGTGTAGTAGCAAAAAGAATTGATGAGGATACAGTCGTAAATTTTTCATATTCTTTTGCTTTTGATAATCCGCTTTATGCTATCACGGATTTTCGCTACTATACTTCATCATTTTCAAACTATTTTATAAAGCTTCCTTTTATCGGAGTGGTTGGCCTCAACCCTTATAAAATAGATGAAAGTGTAAATGCACTGTATCAATTTGATGCCACAAGTGGACTATGTAATGTATTTTTGCAATCAAAGAAAGTTGTTTTTGCATCTTACCAATTCCAGCTGTCAGTTTCAGTGCAAATCGGTTATGCGAGCACAAACATAGCACAACTTACTACCTCAGCTGTGAGTCTTGTTGGTGCTGGATTGCAAGGAAACATTGCACAAGGTATATCATCCGGAATAGAAGCAGGAAGAAGCATAACTGCTCCAGAAGTATCTATGCTAGGGACTATTGGGAATATATCGAATATACTCAATAACCAGATTTTAGAGTTCAATTCATATGCTTGTACAAGTCTTGATCCAGATGGAGCAAGTGAGGGTTATGTAGATGGTACTGTAAGCACCATTTCTGCACTGAGTGGGTTTCTAAAGTGCCGGGATGCCTCTATCCAGATTGCAGGATTTGAGGGGGATCAAGAGCAAGTTAATAGTTATTTAAACAGTGGTTTTTATTTTGAATAAAGGAGGGATGAAAACATGTGGGCACCTATGAATTTTGACAAGATCAACATATGCACTAATTACTTCCAGCCATCTGGAATAAAAGTAAGCAGCATATATACAGATATTTTTGATCGCATGCTTTATGAGCGTGTATGCTCTGTTCTTGACATAAAATACAACGGAAGCATTGATATTGACTATTTCAAATATTGCATGCTTTTTGGTGGCTATATTTGCATCACAAAGACAGATCTTTATGGATTGATTGCCCAATACCCTACGCTGACAGGATACAACATTTACTTTAAACCAACGACAGCAAGCATACACACGTATGCAAGCAACGCTACAATTGACATAGAGGATATGGAGATCGGGAAAGACTGCTCTGTCATCTATCTCAGGCCGACTTTTTGTGGGATTGGAGACCTCATTGGCTTTTACAGCTACAAACTGGCACTTGTTGCATCTGCTTTTGACATGAATGTGTTTAATTCAAAACTTGCTTTTCTGATTGCGGCGAAAAACAAAACAGCAGCTCAGACACTGAAAAAAATCTATGACAGCATACAAGCTGGTAACCCAGTTGAAGCTTTTGACGTATCAATAAAAACGGAAGACAGACAAGGAAGCAAGCAGGATGCATGGGAAAGCTTTAACAAGGATCTGAAGCAAAACTTTATTGCACCGGAGCTGATTGAGGTTTTTGAAAAGCTTCTGGATCAGTTTGACACAGAGGTCGGTATTCCATCTGTCGGATCTGACAAAAAAGAACGTCTGAATGTGCTTGAGACAAGCAAAAATGACGCAGAATCCGTGACACGGTTAACTACTTGGCTTGAAACCATGCAAGCGGGAGTTGACATGACAAACAGGCTTTACCCTGAGATGAACTTGTCCATCAAGATCAGAAGCTATGAAACTGCGGAGGTGAAATCATATGGGACTTTATAAGATAACGATAGCAGGGCTTTATGAATGGAATGAAAATTTATTTGATAAAATGGAATTTCCAGAATCAGCAGATAGACAGAACTTTATCGACAGCTTGCTTCTGTCTTATGGGGACTGTGAGCCCTTATATCCAGACTGGGACTTTATGCATGAGAACGCTATTCCTGCATGGAGCCGGAAATGGAAAAAAAGCATTGACAAGGTTTATAATGTGTTAGAATTAACAAATTATGAACCGATTGAAAACTATGACCGACATGAAGAATGGACAGACAACCCGGATATGACGCGAACAAGTCAAAGTTCCGGACAGGACATAAACAGGGCAGAAGCAGGGCAGGGAACCACTACGACCAACTCCGGGGCAGATAAAGCTATAAATGAGGTCAGTGCTTTTAACGATGTAAACTATAGCCCCAACGAAAAAACAACAACGGAGTACGGTGCTAGTACAAAAGTACAAAGTTCTGGTGAAAATAAAAATACATTTGAGTATGGCAAGGGTGAGACAAGCCGAGAGACAGGACAGAATAAGCACTCCGGGCGTATTCATGGCAACATTGGAGTTACTACTTCACAGCAGATGATTCAGTCAGAGCTTGAGTTGAGGAAACACAGCTTTATTGATTACTGCACAGGTCTTTTTGCACAGGATTTGCTTTTATTAACTTATTAAGGAGGAATAAATTATGTTTTTCAGATACCCACATAGTGGATCACAAGACATGAACTTAGACTGGTTGCTTAAAGTTGGCAAACAGGTTGACAAGGATCATGAGGAATGGACGCACATAAAAGACACAGCCCAGACCATGATTGATGATGCAATTCAGAAAAGTTTGGATGATGGAGAGATCGGAAAAGTAGTAAATGAGGCTACTACAAAAGTAATCAACGAACAGATTGAACCATTAAAAGGGCAGGTTGGAACAAATACAAGTGAAATCACAAAGTTACAGAAAAGAGAAGGACTTTTTGATCATTCCGGGAAAACCATCATCATCGGAGACAGCTACACCGTTGGTTATACACCAGATGGGAACGTAACGCCTTGGACTACTAACTTTATCAAGTACACAGGGCTTGAGGATGTAACCATTTCCGCAAATGGTGGGGCATCTTTCTCAACAGCTGATAATTCATTTCTTATGTTGCTAAATGCTGTTCCAGCTTCTGAGGACGTTAAGCAGATCCTTATAGTAGGGGGATTTAATGAGTTCGGAAGCTACTCAGAAATTGAAAATGCAATTAATGCTTTTATGAGTGTTGTAGAAGTAAGATTTCCGAACGCAAAAGTGTTTTGCGCTATGGTTGCATGGTCAGTGGATCGGATAGATGACCCAATGGTGCAAAACAGGTTAAAAATCGCAAAGAGCGTTTATAACACTCAGCGGAAGAATTGGCGGTATCTGACGGGGTCAGATTATATACTCCATGCCGATGGTTTCCTTGCCTCAGATGGTTTTCATCCCAACACAGCCGGACAGGAGAGGCTTGCAAGCTATCTTGCTACCGCTGTTGAAACAGGGGCCTGCAGTCCATCATTTTATGAAGTTACCGCAAACTTTGAAGCAGGTGACTTTGCACCCGCTCCAGGATCAAGCTGGATATTTGTTAGTTCGTACAATGAGAATACAAGTACTCTGATCTGGGCTAACTATGTCTGCTTCCCAAGAAGCGGAACACTTACATGTGATGGCACTGAGTACTATTTGGGGTGTATTTTTTCAACGTCTTTTATTGGTGATCACAACGGCTATACTTGCTATCCAACGACTGTGATCATTAAGTCCATCAGTGACTTTTATCACATCCCCGCACAGCTTAACTTTCGAGGCCGGCATATCTATTTGAGCCTGTATGAAATCTCAGATGACAAGCACAATTACCGGACTTTGACAGAGGTTACACAGGTACAGATTCATAGAGGTTCAATTACAATGTAAAATAGAGGTAGCCCAGCAGATGCTGGGCTACCGTTTTATTTTGCATCTATCAAAAGCTTTCTGAGTAGCTTGATTACTGACCAGTTTGTAGCGGCTTTGTAGATTTCAAGTCCTTTAAATGGCTGATAGTAAGCTACAGACCAATCTCTAAATCCTGTCAAAGCTATTTCGACATAATCCAAATAGCAAAGATAGTATACTGACATATATTCCCCATCTTCAGATAATTTACAGATATATCCTTGCTTTTCAAGATCTTTAGCAAGCTGTTTGAGATTCATTGTTTGATTATTGTAATATGGATTTATTCTCATATCATTTCACCCCTCCTTCCTTATGGCTGTTGCTGTATTTATTTGA